AATCCTTGTAGAAAATCAATAATAATAGTTTCTGAGCATCAATGAAAGGCATATATCCCCTCACACCCAAGGCATGATAGTATCTGCTCAGAGCATCATAAATCATCTCATTCATCTTTCACTATTTGGTTATTTATGGCATCCACACCCCCTAGTCTTGTATGTGGTAATGCTATTACCACCAGTACCAAATATCTTCTGCCAGAACTGAATAGCAGGTACAAAATGCCCTGTATCTACAGCTGCCTTAAAAGCATTCCAAAGAAGTATCATGTCAGTAAATCCCTGAGGAATATTACAGTCATCAGCAAGTTCTCTGGTATAGCCCATAACCAACTGATAAAACATACTATAGTCAAAGGTTACTCCAATAGTCACTTCCTTATCAAGTTCACAAGGAGTACTCTCGTCAGGCTCTCCCTTTACTTTAATATATACAAAGAACAGGTCATTACTGAAATTACTACTGCTATAGGAAGTATCAGCCGAAGCATCACTCATCTTATTGAAAGCAGCATCCAGAACTCCTTTATCTATCACTGTATGAAACTCTTTCTGACTGCCACTAAGAGTTTTCTTATAGATATACCCTGAAGTGGGCTCACTGGAGAAAGTACTCTCCAGTACCTTATCAGAAGTACAAAGAGTAATACTATCTAAATATACATTTTGAAAGTAATCTGCACCATTCACATGTACATCCAAATAAATCTTACTCCCATCATCTGATATCCTGAACTGATCTATTATAACCATATCTTTTCTCTTTAAGTAGTAGTGTTTATAGCTACCACGTAGCTACTAAAAAGAGAGGGAAAGGGATACTACTCCCAATCCCTCTCAAAAGTCAAACGATGAAAACCCAGAATTCTATCCTCCAGTAGTCGGAGCGGGAGGATTAATAATAGCCTCAATAGCACTCTGCAGACTGGTAAGAGTAGCCTTAGTAGTAGAAACCACAGTGATGTCCTTCTCACTACGATAGCTGTTCACACCAGTGTCAGTGAAAGCATAATGCAGCTCAAGCACATAGTACTCCTGAGCTTCATTAACCTGATACTTCGTGGGAATGTAGTTAGGATAACCCATCATCCTATACTGATCACCACGCTCACCAAGGCAGAACCACTCAAGGTCTGCAATCTTAGTACCATTGCCAATACCCGTCTGAGTAGCACCAGGAGTAACTACCAGAGAAGCCTTGTTGGTAGGAGTAGCATCAGTAACAGTGCCCCAGATAACATCCTCAGTACCATTATAGATAGTAGTAGGAATAATATCAAACAGCACACGCTCCTGAGTACCTAAACCTCTAGTCCATTCCTGAGCTTTCTCAGTAATGACCAACTTAGCATTTGCACCCGTACCACTTACTTCAAACTTCAAGTAAGGATTCTCAGTCTTAGTAGCACCAATCTCACGAGAGAACGAAAGGTTAAGCTGATTAACCATCTCATCAAAGAGACCCTTAGCATTGCTCATAGCAGAAGTAGCATGAACAGCTGCATCCTTAAAGTACTGGTCCTCGTCACTCATACCATAGAACTGACGGAAGTTAATACGGAGTACATAGTCCTGACCTACTACAGGAGCAGCATTCAGAGTAATTTCAACCTTCTTAAGGGGCACACGCATATCAGCTGCTTCAACGAGCTTCATGTAATCAAGATTCTTCAGGGGAATCCTGTCACTCTTAAGCACATTCTCAACACCCTTGTAAAGGAAGTAAATCTCATCACCAAGACCACCACCAACACACTTCACACCACCAATAGTACCAGTGGCCGAACTCTCATTTACAGTTGCAGCATACTCGCTTGCAACATAAAACTGTCGATTCTGATTAGTTGAAAAAACTGCCATAACATCTAAAAATTTAAGTTAAACATATCCCACTGGTCATGGCATACCAAGTAGGTCTTATCTATTCTCTGTTTTGTATATTACTATTTTATAGCAATCATTCTTTTTCTTTACTGCTCTGAACACTCAATCCTCTACTCTGCAAAGCTAATCTCACAGCATCTTCCAGTATCCTTTGATGGAGGGCCTCATGCAACTCACAACCAGAGACTGTATTCTCACCATCTATCCTCAAGTCATTGTCAAGACTAGTAAGAATAATAGGATTGGGCCTCTTCACATACCTAATGTAGTATTTCTCTACAGTATATTTGCAGACTACCTCTATTACTCCATCTGCTAAATCTAACCTTAATGCTCTCCTCTCATTAGCTCCTCTAAAGGGATTTCTTTTTATCTTATGATACTCATCCTGTGTTACAGGAAGCACATCCATACTGATTTCTCCACACTTATGGTCATTCACCATAGCTGCTTCATAGGTAATAAACCATAGATTTTCTGGCAGTGTAAAGAACTTAGAAGTACTTGAAACACCAAGAGGAGCTCCTGAAAGAGTTGTAATAGGGTCTAGCTTGCTATCCAGCACCAAAGGAGAGAGGTATCTTCTGAGTTCTTCTGTATGCTCAAAGCTATCTCCATAAGGATTTTTACCATTGTACAGGGCTATTACTAAAGCCTTTTGAGCATTAGTAAGAAGCACTGACTTCTCATACTCGTCAAAAGCAAGATTCACCCTAGTAGTATCATTGCCAAATCCCAACTGATTAGCACTACTGTTCAACAGTACATCAAATCCATCTGAAAACTCTCCTATTCCCATACTCTTAACTTATGTTCTGTATGTTGCAATATTATTGCAATTAATCCCTATTCCTCTGCTGTGAAGCTGCCTGTGCCTGTGTCATAGTGCCTCCCTGCCAAGCAATCTTTGCAAGAGTAACTGCTCTTTCAAGAATTTCCTCATGAGTTTCTGCAGGAAGCTCACATTCCATTGCTTCATAGTAACCATCAATGGTAAGGTCATCACCATAGTTATGAAGGTCTTCCAAGATAATAGGCTTCAATGTCCTTACATACCTCAACTGATACTGTACATCCCCTTTAAACTTACCAATGATTTCCACCATTGGTAACTGAATACACTCTGTTTCAAAGCTGTATCCTCCATCCCTAAATCTAGTAAATTTAGAAGGAGCATTACACATAGCGAATCCATCAGTATGCCTACAAATCTTAGAGAGAGTAAGTTTATTATTTTTGAAATCAGGTTCAATACCAGTGTAAGTAGAAAATCCTTCTTTTAATGCATTGATAACTTCTTCGTCATCCAGATTATCTACAGCATACAAGTGTAAATTGATATTATAGGTCATGTGGTCTCCTGACCAATCTGTTTCCCCATTCATCATACACCTCATACTATCAAATAAAAAGTAGAAGTTATCTCCATCTCTGGAAGGATAAGGCGTGGAATTTGCAAGAGGAAGATTCCCATTACGATGAAAGTCAATGGTAATCTTAAGATTGCGTTTCTGATCAGCCCAGGTAGAGAGGAATACATAATCTACATCACTATTTGTCTCTTCACCATATTCATCATCTGTAGGAACATATATTCTCTGATAGTTACAATTCTTCTTATCTGTAATCATCCTCCATGCTCCTCTCTTTACAGGGAGATTGTAGGGCTTTAGCATCAGTCTTTGATACTCTGCATAGTCAAGAGGCATCACTGAGTACTGCCACCTGTCATCACTCAGAATCTCATTGACAGCAAGAAAGTAGTTTTCAGGAAATAGATAAACAAGACTTCTCTTATCAAGCTTCTCTGTATCATCAATCCTGTCTGCGTAGGTATTAATGTTATAAAGGCTTTCTGTCCTCAGTAAGCAGGAGAAATCATACTGCCTCTTCTGACTACCATCAAAACCACCACCTACAGCATCAGTACGCTGATTGAAGTACTCCCTTACTAACTGCTTTTCTGCTTTAGTAAGAAACACACTCTTCTCCCATTCATTCAGACCTGGGGCCTGATTACTGGTAATAGAATTATATAATACATCAAATTGATCTGATAACTCTTGTAAATGCATTTCCTGAAAACTTTAAAATTGTAAAACTCTAAACTCTTAACTCTCCTTTAACTTTGCCTCAAGCATATACTTCAGCTCCTGTCTCTTCACACTGCTGATGTATCTTGCTGCATTGTTAATGGTACTCTCCTCATTCATCTCGCACAAAGGACTGCCATCTTGCCTGAGATAATAGGCATCATTCTTCTTGCCGATAAGACCTGCTTCTACACTCTTCTTGATAAGTACCTTAGCAGGAAGTAACTCGTCCTTAATGGTACTAAGGAATCTACGAGGATTCTTCTGAATGTATTCATTAATCTTGCCTTGCAGATAATCCAGCTTCACCTTATTAGAAATAGGACGGCCTTCTATAAGCTCAATGATAGTTCTCAAAGTATCTGCATCATCCTCCACCTTACCGTACTCAATGTAGCAGCGCTTGGTAGTATCCATCTTACTGAGGTTGGAAGCAGCTTCTGCATTCTCCGAGATAATCACAAATTGATAAGTTGCTTTGGGTCTATCCTCCAGTTCCTGAAGGCTGCTGGCTATCTGGTCCTTATTGGCAAGAAGAATCTTGTACTTTATATAGTCTTCTGGAACACTAAGGTCAAGGTAGTTATCCTGCTTATGGAGAGTAACTCTACCAATACCTACAGGATTACTGTCATCCCAGAAGTTATCTTTCTTCTTGTAAATGCTCAGAGCATTGTGCTCTAAGCCCATTGCCTGCTCAAGGAAATCTTTTTCATTGTCTGTAAGTACATTCTTGTACATTCCTGTAGAGGCCAGGCGAGGAACCACAAAGTTCCTAATAGCTGTTTCTGCCATTCCACCATAGAGAATGTGATTGGGATTCTGTACCATGATAGAAGGTCTGGGAACAAATCTCACAATGATTCTTTCATTCCTCAGACAACTGACAGGTTCCTTCCTACGAGTATCAGTAGGAGTATAGCTCTCCTCCTCCCGTACTGTCTGTTGAGATCGAGTCTCAACTCTACCCATAGGAATATTACTCATATCAGTATCTATCATTACATTCTCCATAGCATTTTCTTCTACTCTCTTCTTTGCCATTTTATCTTCTCCTTTTATATCTTTAAACTTTAAACTTTCAACTTTAAACTAAAGTAAAGCAGTAGGGAGGAGAACTAAATCCCCTCCCAGTGCTTATACTTCTTAGCCTACCAGTACAGCAGGAATGTAACTCAGAGTCCTCGTAGGATCAAGAACACATACACCAGTGGTAGTCATCTTATGAATAGTAGCACTATCCTCATCATGACTTGCATTGGGATTACCCATCTGACCAGTGTAAGGATTCCTAAGACCCCACTCATAGGAAGTCAGGTCACCATTCATACCCTTCACAGCACACTTGAAGATGTTCGGCTGATCCATCGTACCAATATCAAAGATATCATAACGATAGGACATTGCAGGAGCACCATTAATGGTAATCTTGTTACGTACAGGATCATCATAGAACGGGTCTACATCAATCTTCACATAGGCACCATTAGGAGCAACAAACTCAGTAACCTGAGGAGCTACCATCTTGTAAGCACCACCGTGAGGAGTCATCTTGCTCTGTACAGGCGACATGATACCAAGGGCAGCAGCATCGTACTCATAGGAAATAGGACTCCAACCAGAACCCTCACTAAGAGCTGCACGGCTAAACTGAATAGCACCCATTTCACCAGTCTTTACAATAAACTTACGCTCACTGAAGTCAAGCTTACTGCGGCTAATCTGATAGATGTCATCCATGAACCTCTTCAGAGAGAAGTTATTGTAGGGGTCGGTATTACTTACTTCCATCTGCTCATAAAGACCAGCACCCATACGGATAACCTCACCACTCTTACCAATGTTCAGGTACTCACCATTCAGATTCCTGTTACTACGGCCAAATGCCATCACATTGTTCTTGTACTCGTTCCACTGCTGCTCAAGCTGCCACTGTACCTCATGCATCCACATGTTTACAGTGTCTTTCACATAACGACCATTAGTCTCACGGGTGACAGGAATACCAAAGGCTACCTTCTTGCCAAGCATAGCACCACTGACCTTGTGCTGAATACGAATGGTAGTGAACTCATTACGCATGCTAACAGGAGAAGCAAAGCGAATATCACCTGCCTTACGAGAGAACTCACGCTCAACAGGAGCATACTCTACACTAAACCTCTTACCTGCCAGAAGCTGCTCACCAGGCATACCACCAGTAATACCACCCATCAACTCACACTTATAGACAGTGTTAGTACCTTCATTCCTACCATCAGCAAGAATCCTAATGGGATATACTTCGTTCAGCTCACCAACGATAACTTCCTGGTCTGCAAACCAATCCTCACCAAATACAAGGTAGAAGACCTCACCATTTGCACCTGCCATATCATTGGCAGTAATAATGTTACCATCAGCATCACGGGCTTCCACCAGAGGAATATTCCTCATAGCACTGCCAATAACCTCCCATGTGTACTCCTCATCACTGTCAAACTCCTTAACAGGGAACTGTGAAAGGAAAGTATCAAGGGTCTTACCACGATACCATGCCAGCAGCTGTACCATCAGCTCCGTAGCCTTCTGGGGCTGAAGCTGAAAAATACCACCAAGGTGATTCAACTTGGTTGTACCCTTCCAATGGTTGAAAGTCTGCTTCTGAAATTTACCTAATTTACCAGCCATTTTCTAAAAATAATTAAGCATTAAAAACAATCTTTTTACCTATTTGTTCTGTATGTTGATATACTATATCAACTAATGGCCTTATAAGTCTAACTTCATACCCTTACCAATAAAGGATTCTGGGTCATCATGCACTCCTGATACCATCTTCAAGCTACCACCACTGGTTCGCTGAGTATTATTCAAGGTGCGTTCCAACTCTCTAAGACCTTTCTTCATTTCTTTCTTTACTTTACCTTTGGTAAAGGATTCAAAATCCTTAAAACCATTGGTAATAGTGTAGAGGAGTCCAGCATACTTCAAGAAATCACTTCTGTTTTCCATCTCATACTTCTGCAAGGCTGTCAGATACTCTCCTGTCTCAGGGTCTTTGTAGATAGGCTTGGCAATATTATCATAGACTTTCCTTCTAGTTTCATCACTCAGTTCCATGTCACCAAGCAACTGCTTGTCCTTTAGGATAGAAGTCTTCAACTTGTCTGCCTGCTTCTGACGCTCTGCTTTCTCTTCATCTGCTTTCTGTTGAGCTTCCTGAAGCAACTGATTGTATGCTCCCTGGAAATACTCTCGATTACTCTGAAGAGCCTCCTTTGCATCTTCTACATCTGTTCCTGCATCAATAGTGCGCTCTGTAAACTTCTGGGCCTTCTCAGGACTATAGCCTTTATTAAGGAAGTCCTGATAGATGAGATTTCTCCTCAATTGCTCTCCTTTCTCACTCTCTTCAGCAATAGCTGCATCAGTAATACTGGAGATGTAGTTCAGGGTATTCTCATACTTTCTAATGTCTGAAGGCTCAACACCGTTCTCTAAAGCTTTGCTCACTCGCTGCTGCACATCATCCAAACGGGCCTGAATTTCTGCATCTATCAATGCACTGAAAGTCTCTGCATCATTTACCTCGTTTACTTTCTCCTCATCAAGGTTAGGGAAGATACCATCCACTGCACAGGCTTGGGCAATGGAAGAGTAGAAGTTTTTTGGAGAAGTGCCACCGTCTTCTTCAGTGGTGGTATCTCCCTGTTCACCTTCTTTATCTTTTCCACTACCTACGCTCTCTGATTGCTTCTGACCATCTTCCTCAAAAAGGTCTTCTGGATCCACAACCTCAGTAGTCTTCTCACTATTCTCTTCTTCATTCTCTGAGCCTTCCTCTTCAGCTCCCTCCCTACTGGGGAGGGTCGGGGTGGGGCTTTCCTCTGGCTCCATAAACAGGGTTTCAATTTCCTGTTCACCAAGGATGTTGTCAAAACTTAATTCTTCTCCCATTGTTTCTTCTCTTTTAGTTCTACAATCTTCAGTGCAAAAGTACAAAAACTCCTTTCCTTCCCACAGAATCTTAAATCATCCCTAAGTCCAACTAAAAAAGGTGCTTAAAAAGCACCCTTAGTCCAGTATGTTTCAACCATGTTG